TCATGATTTACTCCTTAAAGTTTCCTTTAGTTATAATCCTTCCTGTTAGTTCGTGTGCAATATTAAAATCTTTCTTATTATAATTCATTATAAATTTGTAACCATCATATATAAATTGATGTTCTTTCCATGCTTCTTTATTCTTTTTCAGTGCTTCCTTACCCTTTGCCATCTTTCTCACTCCAATATACATTTAGTATTGTTTCACACTTTGGGCAACTATACTGACTCCACATTAAGTATTGACTATCATCTTCGTCATCATTATCCCAATCATTTCCCCATATCATTTCTACATCTTTACATTTAGGACAACTGATATTCATTTCTTCTCCTTACAAAAACCTTTAGAATTAAACTCTCCTATTTCTGCGTTTAAACAACACCACCATTTCCCATCAGAATATATTTTTGCTTTCTTTTTACATGAATGGCAAACAGGATTACTTGGTATTTTTATCGTTTTTGCAGATTCCATGATTTTCCTTTATGTCATACCAATTAAAATAGCAATACCATTTCTTATCACTATCCATAAACATAGCATCACGACCACATTTATGACAAACAAATTTCTCTCCGTAAACTTCTTTAGTCCTCGTCATGTAACTCGTCATCAATCCATTCATCTTGTTTAGCTTTAACTTCTAATAGCTTTAATTCTGTTTGATGAACTTTAATCATTTGTTCAAGATACCATATTGCTTTCTTACAGTCATCTATCTTATCAGTCAGCTTCTCTGATTTTAAACCTTCTCTACTAATATACTTTAGTGCATTGCCTTTAATGTAGCCATAAAATTCTTCCTTGCTCATCTTGGCTTCCATATACTCTATTGTTTCTATCCCACCTTTTTTGTAATGGTCAGGATTTATTGTGTCACTCATTTTTACTCCTTATAATCATTAGTATAAACTCATACATTGTTCACTCTGTTTAAACTTACTTTGCAATTAAAATAAAGCCTTGATTAACCAACAAGGAACTTAATTATGTGGACAAAACCATCAGCTACTGAAATGAGATTTGGCTTTGAAGTTACAATGTATGTAATGAACAAGTAAAAAAAAGGGGGCGGTTAGCCCCCAATCCCCCCTAGTTAAAACGGCACATCTTCTGATACTTGGTCAAAACCTTCTTTAGCTTGTGGAGCAGTTGTATTACTACCCCCCTCATCTTTAAAAAACACTTTGGTGTTACCTAGTATAGCTCCTCTTGTTCCAGCTTCTCTTTCTTCTTGAGTCACTGATTGAGTTACCATACCATTGTTATCATATTGGTCTTTCTCATCTAAATTAACAAATGCGGTTAAGTTGAGATAAGTGCCTTTCTTACCATCAATAAGTTTAGACTTATCAATCTTTGTTACATCAATACTTGCTGAAATACCTACTGTTGCCATTAGTTATTCTCCTTAATAAATTTAACTGAATCCATAACCTCTACTACAAAATCATGAATATCTCTTTCTAGACGACCTATTAAATCATCATCTCTTTCTACTCTTTTGATAAAGAGTTTATAGTCACCAAAATCAGGATGATAGCAAACAAAATCACACCACTTCCTACCTGTGCAACTCATTTGCCATTGCATTTGATGAATATATCTTTTGGGAATTACTGCGTTTTGCAATATCTCCGTATGCGTTGTAGCTTGAGGACACTTGATTTCTATAAGCCCCTCATCTCCTACCATGCCATCAGGACTAGCCCCTGACATCATAACTTTTGGGTGGTCTATAAAACCTACTTCTTTAACATCTACATTTTTAAGAAGCCCTAGCTTTGCTATGTAAGCGTTTCTAGCTTCATCTTCATACTCAACCCCATGTCTCATAGCCTCATTCATAAATATCTTTACAGGCTTTCCTGTTAGTTGCTCGGTAATGAGTTGCGTTCTGTATTTTCGTTTATACATACTTTCGCCATTCTTAACCTTAACAATGACATTATCTACATTACTAGCGGTGACTTTACCTACCCTAGCTTGAAACCACTCATCACTCCGTTGTTCCATTATTTACTTTCCTTTATTTTATTAATGAAAGGAATACATAGTTCCATATCCGAATCAGACAATGTATTGAAATAGTTTCTTGCCTTGTCTATACCTTGCTCTTTGTATATGTTCTCTATGCGTTCTAGAACATCTCCTTCTGGCAAATCTTCTCCTTGATAGATATACAAACCAATGCCATGTAATGATATAGCTTTTGCTAAACATCTTTGCATAGCTGTGTTGAGTTGCATAGCATTAGGATTCTTAATAGCTTGGTTCTTAAAATCTATAACAGGTAATTGTGCAGTGACATTCTTACCAAACGCTTGGACTGTGCAGAACACCATCATACTGCCATCAGGTAATGTCATAGGGTCTGCATAACCCCATGTTGCTGATTCATCATGTTGCAATAATGTATCTACTGCCCATGCCCATGATAGATAAGTAAACTTACCTTTCTTTTCTGTGTATTTACTAACATCTATCTTTCTTAACTCTGCGTATTTACTCATGACTTACCCCCAAATATTTCATTTATGATTTGTTGTTTGTAGGCAAGTTGAGACATCTGTTCCATCTCTTGATAGTCTTTAGCCATTTCTTGTTGTAGTTGGTCTTGTGATTCTTCTTGCTGAACTGCAAGTGATAATTCTGTTGATTTACTCATTGTATTTCTCCTTTCTTGTTAAAAGTTAATATACTTTACTACTGTTAATTTTGTTTGTCAAACTGTTTATTTAATTTATCAAAACCTTTTGATTTATAAACCTTTCCATCTTTACTTGTTGCTCTATATTCTGCACTTTTAAAAGTGCGTTTAAACTTCTTAATAAACTCATTGGCAGTTAGCATGGTCTCTCCGAAAATCTCTGTTTAAACTTATTAAACCAAAAAGAAAATGTCCCCTCAAACGGATGATTTCTTTGCTTCTGAACCATTAAGTATGAAGTGCAAGGGTTATCTCCCTCCTCTAATTCTCCTAACATCTTTGCCTGTTCTATATCTTTTCTTCTATGCAAACAGATAATATTGTCTGTCAGATTTCTAATGTGGCTACTACCTAAAATGTGTGAAGCGTCAGGTATCACTGTTTCATCTGCTAGTTTTTTAGTATGAGCAACCAAAAACACATGAATGTTAAGGTCTCTTGCAAGGCAACTAATTTTGTTAATAAACTTTTTCTGACTTGCGTAATCATCTTCAGCAATACTATCTACTTTCATCAAACTGTCTATAACAAAAACATCACAGTCATGAACATTTTTTCCAAAGTGTAGACTTGCTACTAAATCATCTTCAGATGTTGTCCCTTGTGCATTAAATAACCACAACTTATTTTTGTATTTTTCACAAAACTCCTCAATATGTTGGTCATAAGCTTCTCTGATTCCTGTCTGTTGAATCATTTTTGCTATCTGAATTACAGGTCTCATCTCCATACTAGCTACTAAAACATTTGTATAGGTCATTAAGTTAAGTAATACTTGTGATAAAAAGGTAGTTTTTCCTGACCCTGAACTGCCTGTCAAGATTGTTACCTCTCCTCGCCTTACAAGAAAATTACTATCCTCGTCAGTTTTTTGAAAGCCTAAAGAAAACCCAGAGTTTTTTTCATTACGATAATAATTTTTTACATCATCTACTAAATTATCTGTCGTTTTTACTTTAAAATCTGTTTCTTCTTCATAGAAACCACCCTCTTGCAAAGTTTTTCTGTTGATAGTCAACTGCTCTACAATGCTACCGACATCAGTTTTCATAAAGCACCTCTGATTTGTGTTGGTGATTTAGGATTATCATTCCACCTTTCTTGATTAATAATAACTTCGGGGCTAGGATTAAAACCCTCTAACCACTCTCTCGTTTTTTTCATAGTAGCAGTCCAAGAAATAATTTTTTTTGAAATGTCATCAAGTTTTTTTGATTTCCATTTTTCTAAACAACCTTTCTTATTTACTTTTCTTTTGTCAGGTAACGACTCCCACCATTTTTCAAAATGTTCCGCAGTGCCTTTAACAACTTCTGATTTTAAAACTGTAAGCATTGATTCTTTTTTTAAGTCTTGCTCTGTTACTTCATAGAACCAATTTTTTGCGTTTAAACTAGCGTATATTTTTTCTAGTTTTTTCTCATCTTGTCTTAAACGAAAGGCACAAGATTTCATGTCAGGCAATACTCCATTGAATTGCGAAGCTAAATCCCACGCTTCTCTTAAAAACAGTTTTTCTGTCTCCGACAATTCCATGTAGGTATGGTCATTGAGAATATCTCCGCCATACATTTTATACCACGACATTTTATTTTTATGTTTGTAGTGTTGGAACTTGTCCCAATTTTTTATTTTAAACATTATTTTTCCTTTTTATGTTTAAACAGATTTAGTTAAATACTCCTGAATTTCATACTGTCTTAATTTTGGTATCTGTTGATTAATAAACCATTTTGAAACCGCTTGTCTACTGATTTGTAATTTGTCTGCAATGTCAGATTGATTCCTAAAATTTTCTAGCAGATATTCAAATGTAATTTTTTCCATTTATAACTCCTTGTTAATTAATTGAGATGTCATCTTATGATGAACAAAAAAGATTGTCAAGTAAAGTCTGAAATATAAACATCAGCAGACCCTATATATATTCTTTTCTAATCTTATCTTATCTGTTATAGAGGTTGTCTAGAACTTGTCTAGAGGTTGTCTAGAGCTTGTCTATAATTTATTAAAAAAAAGGTTGACATTTATTTACATAGTATGTCATTATGTATTTACATTAATAAAAGGAGAGCAAAATGAATTGTGATAAAGATTATGAATACGAAGTGATTGGTTACTTGTTAGCAAAAGTTGACCAAGAAACAGGTGAAGAAGTATTAAACAGACATGGTGATGTAAAGTTGTTTAAACACCTAGACGATAAGATTGATGTTCTAGGATTTTCAGAAGAATCAGTAGAGGAGATAGTGCAGTGAAAATATTAGAAACAACAAATAAAGACAGAATAATTACAGTAAGAGATTTTAAAAAATTACTTAACAAATTTAAAGATGAAACTGTAATTACTATGTGGAATGAATCAGAAGATTATCCTGACTATAAGGTTGGAAGAATATATTTTGCCAATCATATTTATGATGGATTATCAAAAGAAGAAATTAAAAACCAAGATTTATATTTAGATATTTTATAAGGAGAATAAAAATGAATATAATTAATTACAAAGAAAAAGGTTGCCCACAATGCAATACTGAATATCAATGTTTTGATTGTGAGTGTTTTGAAATGCAATGGTTAAAAGGTTATACCTTGCAAGATAATCTAACATGGGAAAAGGAGAGTTAAGATGAAAACATATACACTTTATGCAATAAGAGAGGTTGGTGAGGTAGCAGTTATCCAAGCCAATTCTGAAGAAGAAGCGATTGAAAAAGTAGAGAACGAAGATTGGGAAGTAGATACAGATTTAAATTGGGAGATAACTTCAGTAAAAGAGCAAGGTGAATCATGGGAGAGTAAAGATGAGTAATTATGACTACGATATAGATGTAAATATACCAACAACAGTAAGGTTGGATAATGGCAATGTTTTAGATTTAAAATTAAATAGCAGTATTTTAAGTGACTCAACATTAGATAAAGTTTTTCAAGACATTGATGATTTTTTAGAAAATGAATTTCAAGGAGGGATTAACTAATGCGAACGATTAACGGCTACAAAGTAATTCTTGAATACACATGGAGTGATGGCGAAACTGATAGAGATGATATATCACATATGGAAGATATATCACCTAGAATGATGGAAGCTTTGCTAGATGACATTGAATTTAATAACGGAGAGGGAGATGGCGAACATGATTAATTTTTTAATGGAAGATAAAGAGGTAGAAATTTTTATGAGATTTAAGGCATGGAAAATGAACCTGATTGATAAGTGGGAAGTTTATCCATTTTGTCATGAATACATAAAAAACAATTTAGTATCAAAATCATTTGTTGTTGACACTGCAAAAGAAATATGCGATATTAAATCTGAAGTCGTTGACATGAGATTAGACGACATATCTAAAATGTAAAAAGGAGTGTTTAAACATGGAAAGACGAGACGAAGATTGGATTAACCCTGATGAACCAAAGATGGGTTACAACGGAAAGTTTTTTGAATTAGATGGTGATGAAATAGAAATTGAAGTGGAGTTAGAAGATGATGACTCTTAATGATGAAATTTTAGAAAATTTATATGATGAAGTTTATCAAGAAATTTTAGATGATGAACATGAAAATAAAGAGAACCCTGATTACAAGGTCTTATCTTTAGAGCAGAAAAACGATAAAGCTTATCAGATAACCATGATGAAATTTTTAAAAACGGGAATGGTATAGTGTCAACTACCTTATTTAAATCGCACTACGGGCTTTATA